GAACCCGTACAGCAATAAGGAGCCACGACCATGAGTTATTTCGATTTCAACGATGCCAACGAGCAGTCTTCGTTCGACCTGATCCCCAAGGGCACGCTGGTGCGCGTGCGCATGACCATCCGCCCCGGCGGCTTCGACGATGCGAGCCAGGGCTGGACCGGCGGCTACGCCACCCGCAACGACAACACCGGTTCGGTGTACCTCAACTGCGAGTTCGTCGTGATGGAGGGCGAGTACGCCCGCCGCAAGATGTGGTCGCTGATCGGCCTCCATAGCCCCAAGGGCCCCGAGTGGGCCAATATGGGCCGCGCCTTCGTCAAGGCGATCCTGAACTCCGCGCGCGGCGTCCATCCGGGCGACGCCAGTCCCCAGGCCCAGAACGCCCGGCGCATCGCCGGGTTCGCCGACCTCGACGGCATCGAGTTCCTCGGCAAGGTCGATTGGGAGAAGGACCAGAACGGCCAGGACAAGGCAGTCATCAAGCAGGCGATCCAGCCCGATCACAAGGACTACGCCGCATTGATGGGGGCAGCGCGTGCACCGGTGCCGTCGACCACCACCCCGAACGCCTATGCCCAGGCTACGGGTCGCGCTCCGGTCACGGGCCGCCCGAGCTGGGCGCAGTAAGGGGGGCTGCGGGCATGATGCTTCGTCCCCGTCAGGCCCTGCTGGTGGAGCGCTCGCTCGCCGCGCTCTACCTGCACGGCAACACCCTGGCCATCGGCCCGACCGGCTCCGGCAAGACCATCATGCTGTCGGCGGTCGCCGGCGGCGTGTTGGAGGAGCCCGACGCGAAGGCCTGCATCCTCGCGCACCGCGATGAGCTCACCGCCCAGAACCGGGAGAAGTTCGGCCGGGTCAATCCGGGCGTCGCGACCTCGGTGTTCGATGCCAAGGAGAAGTCCTGGGCCGGGCGCGCCACCTTCGCGATGGTGCAGACGCTCTCACGCGACGCGCATCTCGACGCGATGCCCACGCTCGATCTGCTGGTGGTCGACGAGGCGCACCATGCCGCATCAAAGTCCTATCGGCGCGTGATAGATCGCGTGCTGTCGCGCAACCCCAGGGCGCTGATCTTCGGCGCCACGGCCACGCCCGCACGCAGCGACGGCAAGGGGCTGCGGGAGGTCTTCAGCAACGTGGCCGACCAGATCACCCTGGGCGAGCTCATCGCCTCCGGCCATCTGGTGCCGCCGCGCACCTTCGTCATCGATGTCGGCGCGCAATCGGCCCTCGCCCAGGTGCGCCGCACCGCCACCGACTTCGACATGACCGAGGTGGAGGCGATCCTCAACAGGACGCCGATCACCGACGCGGTGATCCGTCACTGGCGCGAGAAGGCGGGCGAGCGCAAGACCATCGTGTTCTGTTCGACCGTGGCCCACGCGCAGTGCGTGGCCGACGCGTTTGTCGCCGCCAGCATCCGCGCCGTGCTCATCCACGGCGAGTTGTCGGACGCCGAGCGCAAGGTCCGGCTCGCCGAATATGAAAGCGGCGAGGCACAAGTAGTCGTCAACGTGGCGGTGCTGACTGAAGGCTACGATTACACACCCACCTCCTGCGTGGTGCTGCTGCGCCCGAGCTCGCACAAGTCGACGCTGACCCAGATGATCGGACGCGGCCTGCGCGTGGTCGACCCTGCCGAGCACCCCGGCGTCATCAAGACCGATTGCGTGGTGCTGGACTTTGGCACCGCCTCTCTGCGCCATGGCAGTCTGGAGCAGGAAGTCGATCTGGATGGTTTTGCCGGTGATGGCGAGGCGCCGACCAAGCGCTGCCCGCAGTGCGATGCAGAAGTGCCGATGGCCAGTCGCGAGTGTCCGCTCTGTGGCCACAGCTTTGCCAAGGCGATCGAGGAAGCGCGTCACCAAATCAGCGATTTTGTGATGACCGAAATCGATCTGCTCAAGCGCTCCAACTTCGCCTGGTGCGACCTTTTCGGCGACGACTGCGCGCTGCTGGCCACCGGTTTCAAAGCCTGGGCGGGTGTCTTCTTCCTGGGTGGGCGTTGGTACGCGGTGGGTGGTGCCGAAAAGTTGTCTCCTCGCTTGCTGGGTGCAGGGGAGCGCACGGTGTGTTTGGCCCAGGCCAATGACTGGCTCAACGACCAGGAAGTTGACGATGCCGCTCACAAGACCCGTCGCTGGTTGCAGGAGTCGCCCACACCTGGGCAACTGCGTTACCTGCCTGCGCCGCTGCGCGCGGATTTCAGCCTGACCCGCTATCAGGTCTCAGCGCTGTTGACCTTCCAGTTCAACAAGGCGGCCATTCAGCGCCTGGTTACCGCAGCCAACGATGCGGTGATGGCCGAGTTTCGGGAGGCTGCGTGAGATGTGCTGTGTGCGCCCGTCAAGCCAAAGGCCTGGGGTATTTCAACCCACGCTTACGGCGTTCCGACCCCCGCCGCTACAACGACCGGTGGGTGTTCTGCTCCATGCGGTGCCAGAACGTCTTCTCCCGACTGATGGAGCGCCTGACCCCGTTTCAGGAGGATGCCGTGATTGATCCCAGCGACATGGAGATCGCCGCCATGCAATCGGCACTGGCTCCCTTGGGTGAGTACGTCGCCTCCATCGGCATGGATCGCCCTTTAGCCGACTACGGCAAGGACGAAGTCCTGCGCCTGGTGGAGGTCGTGGTCGACGCCTATCAGGCCCACATGTTGGCCGAGCACGAACGCATGGTCGAGCGCGATCGCACTTTCTTTGAACAACTCGCCAGCCGCAAGGCCACTGCCAGCACGGGTGGCGATCACCACAGGATTCCATTTTGATGATCGACCTGAACCATCAACCCAAATTTCACGAGCAGGTGTCAATGCTGCTGGATGCAGCCTTGCAAGCCGAGCGCAGCCAGCAGGCCCGCCGGCGCTATCTGGGCGCCTCACGCCTCGGTGTGCCCTGCGAGCGCGCCCTGCAATACGAGTACGTCGACGCGCCGGTGGACGACGGTGCCGAGCTGCCGGGTCGCACGCTGCGGATCTTTGAAGTCGGCCATGTCATGGAGGACCTGGCCATTCGCTGGCTGCGCCTGGCTGGCTTCGACCTCTACACCCGCAAGCAGGATGGCGAGCAATTCGGCTTCTCCGTCGCGGGTGGCCGTATCCAGGGGCATATCGACGGCGTGATCGCTGGTGCTCCTGCCGACCTGGATTTGTCGTTTCCCATGCTCTGGGAGTGCAAGACCATGAACGACAAACACTGGCGCGACACCGCCAAAAAGGGCGTGACCGTGACCAAGCCGATCTACGCCGCGCAAATGGCGATCTATCAGGCGTACATGGAGCCGAGCATTCCTGGCATCGCATCTCAGCCTGCGTTGTTCACCGCCATCAATAAGGACACCCAGGAGCTTTGGTTGGAGCTGGTGCCGTTTGATGCAGCGCTTGCGCAGCGCATGTCTGATCGCGCTGTCAAAGTCATCCAGGCGACCGAGGCTGGTGAATTGCTGCCGCGCGTGGCCTCTGAGCCGAGTTTCTACGAGTGCAAGTACTGCGCCTGGGCGCGTCGGTGTTGGCGCGAGCAGGGTGTGAGCGCATCGGGGGTGAAGTCATGAATGCGCGTCTTCCTCAACCCGTCATCGAGGCATTGACGGTGACCACTCGTCGCCAGAAACCCCTGATCGGTGCATCCCTGCTGGAGCGTCTGCTACTTCGCCATGTCGCTGTCGTGTGTCCGGAGTCGCGACTGGTCGTGGCTGTCATCAAACAGGCGTTCATTGACCTGTGTTCGCCCTCTAAACATCTGCGCACTGAGGCTAGACGTTTCTTTCGAGACGGGCGCCTGGAGCTGTGGTGCGACCAGGTCGGTCTGTCCCCCGACTTCATGCGAGAGATCGCGACCAAGGCTGGCTACTTGAATCCATCAGACACCGATGAAGGAGGTGTCCATGCTTGATTTCAACGACCAAGAACCCGCAGCTCCATCACCCAGCGGAAATTCCGAGCGGGATGAACTGCGATCGGCCTTGATGGCAAGGCTCGAGGGCGTGCTGTTTGCTTTATTTCCGGCGGGCAAGGTGACACACGGCAAATTCGTCGTTGGCGATGTGCTGGGCAGTCCAGGTCGCAGTCTGGAGATCGAGCTGGATGGTGAACGGGCGGGCCTGTGGATCGACCGCGCCACGGGTAATGGTGGCGATGTCTTTGCGCTCATCGCTGCGCACCGCCATTGGGACACGCATCGTGATTTCGCGGCCGTCCTCAGCTTCGCCCGGGAACTGCTCGGCCGAGCGCCCGCCGTGTCACCCGCCAGACGCAAGGCAAGCGCGCCGGTGGATGAATTGGGTCCAGCCACCGCCAAGTGGGACTATCTTGCCGCTGACGGCAGTCTGATTGCCTGCGTGTATCGCTATGAGCCCAGTCCTGGACGTAAGGAATTCCGCCCTTGGGATGCCAAGCGTCGCAAAATGGCGCCGCCCGATCCGAGGCCGTTGTTCAACCAGCCTGGCATTTTTCATGCCGACCGGGTGATTCTGGTCGAGGGCGAAAAATGCGCCCAGGCATTGATCGACGCTGGCCATTGTGCGACCACCGCGATGCACGGTGCCAACGCACCGATCGACAAGACAGACTGGTCACCCCTTCATGGCAAGCATGTCCTGATTTGGCCCGACCGCGACAAACCCGGCTGGGAGTACGCGATGAATGCCGCCGAGGCGGTCATGGCAGCAGGTGCCCAGCAATGCGCGGTGTTGATGCCGCCGTCCAATCCTACGGCGCAAGACCCCCAAGGGAGTGCGGATGGCTGGGACGCAGCCGACGCCATTGCTGAGGGCTTTGATGTGGAGGCCTTCCTTGCCCACGGTGAGCGCATCCAGTTCCAGCCTTCAACGCCAGACACCACGCAGACAGCGGATCCGACCGAGCAATCGGTGTGGGCCACCGAAGACGCACTGGCGCTGACTTTCTCGGGTCGGTACGCCCAGGACTGGCGCTATGTCGCGTTGTGGGGAAAGTGGGTGTTCTGGACTGGCAAGCGCTGGCAAACCGAGGAGACTCTGGCGGCGCACCACCTGATGCGCCAGATCTGTCGGGAGGCCGCACTCAAGGCTGATTCTCACCGGGTGGCCGCCAAACTCGCCAGCAGTGGCACGGTGGCTGGCTTGGAGCGGCTCGCACGCTCCGATCGGCGTCATGCCGCCACCGCCGACGAGTGGGATGCCGACCCCTGGCTGCTCAACACGCCAGGCGGCGTGGTGAATCTCAAGAATGGCGTGCTGCGCTCCCACGACCGTCTGGACCGACTGACCAAGATCACGACGGCCACCCCCGCGGGTGATTGCCCCACCTGGCGGCAGTTCATCCATGAGGTCACGGGCGGTGATCAGGCACTGCAAGCCTATCTTGCCCGGATGGCAGGGTATGCGCTGACTGGATCCACACGCGAGCACGCGCTGTTCTTCCTGTACGGCACGGGTGCCAACGGCAAATCGGTGTTCGTGAACACCCTGGCCACCATCCTGGGGGACTACGCCACCAACGCGCCCATGGACACGTTCATGGAAACCCGCACAGACAGGCACCCTACCGATATGGCCAGCCTGCGTGGGGCCCGGTTTGTCGCCGCCATCGAAACCGAGCAAGGGCGACGCTGGGCCGAGTCCAAGGTCAAGAGCTTGACCGGTGGCGACAAGATCTCGGCGCGCTTCATGCGCCAGGATTTTTTCGAGTTCATGCCGCAGTTCAAGCTGATCGTGGCAGGCAATCACAAGCCAGCCATCCGCAACATCGACGAAGCGATGAAGCGGCGCCTCCATCTGATCCCGTTCACGATCACTGTCCCACCGGAAAGGCGTGACAAGCACCTGCAGCAAAAGCTGCTGGCTGAACGGGATGGGATCCTGGCTTGGGCGGTTCAAGGCTGTCTGGAGTGGCAGCGTCAGGGCCGGCTCGACCCGCCCCAGCAGGTGCTCGATGCCACCGATGAGTACTTCGAAGAAGAGGACGCAATTGGTGAGTTCCTGGACGAGGACTGCCAGCAATCGCCCGTGGCGCGGGAAGCGATTTCCGCGATCTACCAGCGCTGGCGTGAGCGCGCTGAGCGGCGTGGCGAGTACGTGGGCACCAGCCGCTGGCTGACCCAGCAACTCATCAACCGTGGGTTTGCGCGCACACGCCTGCATGGCGGGGCAAAGGCCTTGTTAGGCCTGTCGCTCAAACCCCGCGAGCCGGGCGGCTACATGCCCTATCGGGACGACTGACCTATTCGACAAACCCCAGTGGGTGACCGAAAGTGACCGGCATATCGTTATCTCTCTACACGTGTACGCGCGCAGGCGCGAGCGGATAACGAGAAACGGGTCACCTTCGGTCACCAGATGCCAAAAACGCATGGAGTGACCAATGAACACAATGACCATCCTCGCCCTTGATCTGGGCACACAAACCGGCTGGGCACTGACCAGCCGTGACGGCAGCATCACCAGTGGCAGCCAATCCTTCAAACCCCAACGCTTCGAGGGGGGTGGGATGCGCTTTCTGCGGTTCAAGCGCTGGCTCACCGACATCAAGCAATGCAACGACGGCATCGACCAGGTGGTGTTTGAAGAGGTCCGCCGCCACGTTGGTGTCGACGCGGCCCATGCCTACGGCGGATTCATGGGACAGCTCACTGCCTGGTGCGAGCACCACCAGATTCCCTACCAGGGCATTCCGGTCGGCACGATCAAGAAGCACGCCACGGGTAAAGGTAACGCCAGCAAGGACGAGATGGTGGCGGCTGCCCGTGCGCGTGGACATGCCCCGACCGACGACAACGAGGCTGACGCCATCGCCTTGCTGTACCTGGCACGTGAAATGGCCACGGAGGGGGTGTGACATGAAAGTGCCGCAATACCGCTATCGCTGCCCTCTGGGCAACCTGCAGCCCACCACGCCAGACCTGGACGCCGTCAAACGCGAAGGCTGGCGCACCGATCACATCTTGGTCGTCTCCGAGCACGATGAACGGCTCGACTGGGTGGAGAAGCAGTTCGTCCGTCGTCTGGGTGAACGCCTCTACGGTGATGGAGGCAAGCGCCATGACTGAGGCCAGAACCGAATGGACTGTGGACGATGTGGCCGCCCGGTTTGCTGAGGCTGCCGAGACCGCACACAAGTTGCCCCGGGTCAGACCTGGTGGCTACTTCAATCCCTGGATGACGCTGGCCATGCAGGTGCCCGAGCGCTACCCCGATCCCGAGCGGCTGTACAGGCCCATGCCCCCCAGCCCCCAGGCGGTGGAGCGGATGCTCGAGACCATGCGCTGGGTGCAGTGGCTGGAGGTGGAGCAGCGGCATCTGGTGTGGATGCGTTCGAACCGGTATCGCTGGGAGCAGATCGGTCGGCGGTTTGCCTGCGCGGCAAGAACTGCCCAACGACGGTACGACGCTGCCATCCATCTGGTCACTCTGCACCTGAACAAGGGACACTGACTGAAGTCGAGGCAAATCGATGGCGGGGGCGGGGTGGTGCGGGATGGTGATGACAGATGCCAAAACACCCCCTGTCGCGTTTTGCCCGGTTTGGGCCTACAGTTTCAGCTATGGTCAGGACAGCGGTGTGAGCAGCGGGCGTGATCTTCCGACTCGAACCTTGCACCCCGACAGATGCGAAGCGATGCAAACACCTGATGGCTGATGCCAATCAGATGATCGCGGAGTCCTGCGGACAATCAACGGGTCCTTCCTGGCCAAAACGGTATGCGGGGGGCAACAGCGCGACGCTTTTTTAGCGTCAGGGTGCGAACCAAGGTTCGCACGGTTCGCAGTTCGCACCCGGTACGTTCGCACCAACCCCAAAACCCGCCCACGGTTGTCGTCGGCGGGTTTTCTATTTTCGGGACACCATCTTTGAATACGCTCAACGTCGAGTACCGCAAGGTCGAGGCGCTGATTCCCTACGCCCGCAATCCGCGCACGCACGCCGAAAGCCAGATCGCCAAGATTGCGGCCAGCATCGTGGAGTTTGGCTGGACGCAACCCATCCTGGTCGATGGCGACAACGGCATCATCGCCGGCCACGGTCGCCTGGCAGCGGCCCGCAAGCTGGAGTTGCCCAAGGTCCCGGTCATTGAACTGGGCCACCTCACCCCGGCGCAAAAGCGTGCCTACGTGATCGCCGACAACCGCCTGGCGCTGGACGCCGGGTGGGACGACGAGTTGCTGGCGCTTGAACTGGCCGAGTTATCCGAGGCCGGATACGACCTGCTGCTCGCCGGATTCGACGATGACGAGCTCGCCAAGATGCTGGCCGACTTGGGTGATGGTGAAGGCAGCGAGTCTGGAGATGAGTCGGATGCCGATGAGGAAAACGACGTTCCCGAACCACCCAAGCAGCCCATCTCTCGCCCGGGCGATGTCTGGCAACTGGGTCCGCACCGCCTGATCTGCGGCGATGCCAGCGATCCATCGGTGATCGCCACCCTGATGCAGGGCGAGCAGGCCAGCCTGTGTTTCACCTCGCCGCCTTATGGCAACCAGCGCGACTACACGTCCGGCGGCATTGCCGACTGGGATGGCCTGATACGCGGCGTGTTCGCGCAAGTGCCCATGGCCGCCGATGGCCAGGTGCTGGTCAACCTCGGCCTGATCCACCGTGACAACGAGTTCATCCCGTATTGGGACGCATGGCTCGATTGGATGCGCAGCCAAGGCTGGCGGCGGTTTGCCTGGTACGTCTGGGACCAGGGGCCAGGGATGCCTGGCGACTGGCAGGGGCGTCTGGCGCCGAGCTTCGAGTTCATCTTCCACTTCAACCGGCAAACGCGCAAACCCAACAAGACGGTGCCCTGCAAGTTTGCCGGTCAGGAAACGCACCTGCGCGCCGACGGATCCTCGACCGCGATGCGCGGCAAGGATGGACAGGTCAACGGCTGGACCGCTGCCGGTCAACCGACCCAGGACCACCGCATCCCCGACTCGGTCATCCGGGTCATGCGCCACAAGGGAAAGATCGGCAAGGACATCGATCACCCGGCCGTCTTTCCGGTGACGCTGCCGGTGCAGGTCATTGAGGCGTACACCAATGAAGGCGGGATCGTGTTTGAGCCCTTTGGCGGCAGCGGCACCACGCTGATGGCCGCGCAGCGCACCGGGCGTATTGGCCGCGCGGTGGAGATTGCGCCCGAGTACGTCGACGTGGCGCTGCTCCGTTTCCAACAGAACTTCCCTGGCGTGCCGGTCACCCTGGCCGCCACCGGAGAACCCTTTGAGGTTGTTGCTCAACAACGCAAAGCCGAGCATCGACAAGAGAGCGAACATGCAACTGTCTGAACATTTCGAACTGGCCGAGTTTCTGGTCTCAGAAACGGCGGCTCGCCGTGGCATTGCCAACGAGCCCACACCCGAGGTCATCGAGAACCTGCGTCGGCTGTGTCAATCGGTACTGCAGCCGCTGCGCGTTCACCTCAAGCGCCCGGTGGTGATCACCTCCGGCTACCGCTCGCCAGCGCTGAACCGCGCCATTGGGGGCAGTCCGACCAGTCACCACATGCAAGGGCGTGCGGCTGACCTCATCGTGCCAGGTATGACGCCGTTGCTCGTGTGCCAAGCCGCCCACCAGTTGAAGCTGCCCTGCGTGCAGATCATTCACGAGTTCGGACGGTGGACCCATCTGGCAGTGGCGATCTCGAATGAGCGCACCCAGTTGCTCACGGCCAAGCTGAACCAGGGCAAGACCGTCTATGAAACGGGGTTGGTCCATGTCTGAACCCTGGCTATCCACCCATATCGAGCGCTGGCCCACCGAGAAACTGGTGCCCTACGCCCGCAATGCCCGTACCCACTCAGAGGAGCAGGTGGCGCAGATTGCGGCATCCATCGTCGAGTTCGGGTTCACCAATCCGATCCTGGCGGGGTCCGATGGCGTGATCGTGGCGGGCCATGGACGTCTCGCCGCCGCGCAAAAGCTCGGTCTGGATACCGTGCCGGTGGTCGTCCTCGATCATCTGACACCCACCCAGCGCCGCGCGCTGATCATTGCGGACAACCGCATTGCAGAAAACGCCGGCTGGGACGACGCCATGCTGCGCATCGAGTTGCAGTCGCTGCAGGAAGATGGATTCAATCTCGACATCACCGGCTTCGATGCCGACGCGCTGGCCGAGATCATGGCGGGCGAAGAGACCACGGTCGATGGCAATACAGATGAGGATGCCATTCCAGAACTGAGCGAAACAGCCATCAGCCGACCCGGTGACGTGTGGATTCTTGGCAATCACCGGCTGGTTTGCGGTGATGCTACGCAGCCATTCAGCTACGAGCAGTTGCTCGCCGGGCAACGCGTTCAGATGATCTGGAGCGACTTGCCCTACAACGTCAACTATGCCAATAGCGCGAAAGACAAATTGCGTGGTAAGCACCGACCTATCCTGAATGACAACTTGGGCGAGGGTTTTTATGACTTCGTCTTCGATGCGCTCTCGCTGATGTTGCCCCACTGCGATGGCGCGGTCTACATTGCGATGTCCTCCAGCGAACTTGACACGCTACAAGCCGCGTTTCGCGCGGCCGGTGGAAAGTGGTCTACGTTCATCATTTGGGCCAAGCACACCTTCACCCTGGGCAGAGCGGATTACCAGCGTCAATACGAACCGATCCTGTATGGCTGGCCGGAAGGCAGCAGTCGGCATTGGTGTGGCGATCGCGATCAAGGTGACGTCTGGAATATCAAGAAACCTGCCCGCAACGATCTTCATCCCACGATGAAACCTGTCGAGTTGATGGAACGTTCAATCCGCAATTCGAGCCGACCAGGCGATGTGGTCCTCGATTGCTTTGGCGGATCCGGCAGCACGCTGATCGCCGCTGAGAAATCGGGGCGCCGCTGCTTCATGATGGAGTTGGAGCCGAAGTACTGCGATGTCATTGTTCGCCGTTGGCAGGAATTCAGTGGCGGCAAGGCTATCTCTGAATACAGCCAACGCGTCTTCGACGAGGTCACAATCCAGGAGGCTCCGGCGTGATCAGGCAGCTCAGCTTCTTGGATGTGGCTGAGCCCAAGGACCACGGCTTGATCGACGAAAGTGCTGTTGTTCGGCACCACAACCTGCGGGTCAGCGCCGAAATGGAGATTGGCCGAGCGGGTGAGTATTTGGTGATGGCAGATTTGCTGCTCAATGGTTGGGTAGCGTACCCGACATCACAAGGCGTGCCGTATGACATTGCTGTTGACATCGGCCAGCGGGTGATCCGGGTTCAGGTGAAATCCACCAAGACGCCCAAGACACCCGGTTCGCTCAACCGCGGCTCTCCGCTGTATGTGTTTCACACCCGTCGAGCTGGAAAAGGTGGGCGACGGCGGTACAGCAGCGATGATTTTGATGTGCTGGCATTGGTCGCCCTGGATCGCCGGCTGATTGCCTACTATGCATTGGCCGATACCCACAACGATTGCATTGCGCTGCGCGTACCCGGGGTCCGCTATGGTGATGGTGGCGTCAAGTGCCGCTACTTTGAGGATGCGAAATTCGAATTCGCCCTGGATAGCGTTTTGATGAGACAACGACAGGAGGCATTGTTCGCCTCCTGAGTCCATGTCAATGCTCGGTGCGTTTGAGGTCGCGGTAGAAATTCTCGTGCGGGCCAACCATCAGCAACTTGAGCGTGTTCTCATCCAGAATGCGGTAGGCAAGCAGGCACAGCAGGTTGCCCATGCGGAACTTGTAAACCTGCACGCCAGCCAGATCGCCGACTTTGGTTTCACCGGCTTCCGGCTGGCCGACAATGGTTCGAACTGCCTCGTCAAGCGCGGCTTTTTGCTGCTTGTGCAGCTTTTTAACGGCGCGCTCGAAGGTCGGTGTGACAAGGACGCGCATCAGCCGAACTGGTACTCACCCACGGGTTCTTCCTGGTCAGCGATCAGGATGTCGCGGATGACGCTGAACGGAAGATCGGGGTTTTCTGCGGCGATCTTGCCGATCTGAGACCAGTATTCGATTTGCTTGGGCACCGAGCGGTGCTCGATGGTGCCATAGCGCTTGGCGGTCTCAACCAAGGCTTCGGGCAGTTTGACATTGATGGCCATACGAACCTCCTTTGAATGGGTCTATGATAGCCCATAAGGGACCAAAATGGAACATGTGCTGTCAGTCGGCCAGGGCCTCTTCGACAATCTCGCAGTGAATCACAAAGCCCGTCAGGTAAGGCAAGCCCTTGGGAATCCCGTGCTGCTTGCTGGTCAGGCGGCCGATGCTCCAGCCCATCCAGCGTTGGGTGGCGGCGTGGATCGCCTCCTGCAGATTGGCGCCGGCGTGCAGACCGTTGAGCACATCGTCGGCAAAGCGGCGGCCATGGCGGCTGTCCAGGAAGGCGCGCACCGAGTCCAGTGGTTGGTAGGTCGCGTCCGAGATCGCCGTCATCGCTATTGGCCAGGCGGCTTCGGCGTGCTCGCCGAGGGTCCCAAATAAGCCCCACGACTCATTTTGAGTTGCAGGAATTTTTGCTTGCTGGGTGGTGGTCATCGTCGGCTCCGTGTCTGTGTTGGCGATGACTCCATTGACGCGCTGTAGGGCATGGAAGCCAAGGCTTTCTCGATCATTTTTCGAGAGCGTGATCATTTCGCGACGCTGGCCAGTTCGGCTTGGGCGTTGGCGATCAGGTCCAGGCGCAGGTTGGGCGTGATGTTGCAGGCCAGGGCGTTGAGCGCCCAGTTCATCACCTGCGATTTGTCGTGCGGCGTCTCGGCCATGTCGAGCCGCTCGATGTAGTGATCCAACTCGCGCAGACTGCGCTCCAGGGTGGATCGGGCGGTGAGCAAGGCGTCTTTGGCCTTTTGCTCGGTCATCTGGCGCATCAAGGTGTCGAGGTCGAGGGTCATGGTGGGGCTTCCGTTCAATCGTTTGGCGATGACCCCATTGACGCGCTGCTGCGATGCAAAGCCAAGGCTTTGATGGAAGAAGATGAACAGCGTGGCGGCAGAGCCACTAGCCCAGCCGGGCCGCGTAGCGGGCGTAGTCGCCGCCAGACGGATCGACATAGAGGTACGGGCGACCAGGGGCGTGAACTTCTATGCACAAACGCCCCTGGCCGACATAGCCGCCCTTGCCGGCCAGCCAGTCGCGCGAGACCAGCAGGTTGGCGGCAAAGCCATCGAACTCTTCGGGTGTCATGGTCCGGGTCTCGGTGACGTAGACCACGTAGTCGCCGCTGGCGCTCATGTCCTGGAGGTTCTCGGGCTTGCGTGCAAAGGGCAGTCGGATCCCGAGCTGCTCGACCTGAATCTCTTGGCCCTCCCACTGAAGGGTCAAAGGGGTGCGTTCAATGGTGATGGACATGCTGGGCATGACGGGCCTTTCTGGTTGGTGTGGTGGTTGGGCTGATTGATCGGTACATGGGGCTCACGGCCTTGGCCTGCAAGGCTTCGACGCCCGCCAGCGCCAGGGTCAGCACGGCGTTGTGAAACGCCGCTTCGGTCAAACAGGGCGCGAGCCGCGCGTCTTCGAGCAGGCGGTCGATGCTTGGTGCCACCTTGGCCCGCATCGCGGCACACACCGCCTCCTGGCGCGCCGGGCTGGCGCTGCGGATTTCGGGGCAAAGGCTGATCAGGGTGTGAAACGCCTGGTCGGCCAGGCGCTGCCCGAGTTCATCGAGGCGCGCCAAGTTGGGGCGGGCGTTCATGCAGCCTCCGAATCGGTTGTGGTGGCGGTGGCATTGGCAGAGGCCGTGGACTCGATGCGGTACACCCGCTGACCACCGACCTCCTTGGCTGATGTGATGGTCAGCCCCAGGCGTTTCTTGAGCGTGCCGGCCAGGGTGCCGCGCACGGTGTGCTGCTGCCACCCCGTGGCCTCCATGATCTGCGCGATGGTGGCGCCCTCGGGGCGTTGCAGCAGGCCAATGACCAGGGCCTGTTTGCTGTCGGCGCGGGTGCGAACCGGCTTGCCCTTGGCGGGCTGCTGCCAACTGGCCTCTGCACTGGCGACATCGGCCTCCAGTTCCGGATCGTCCAGCGTGATGGTCGGTGGCAAGGCGCCCGGTCGGGGCAGGCCCAAGGCGTCGTAGCCCTCGGCAGCCACCACCCAGTCATCGCCGTCAGGCGTGATCAGGGCGCGTTTGAATAAGCTTTCGAGCACTTTGGCGCGAGCGCCGCCCTTGATGTGCTCGGGGAACCAGGCGATCTTGCCGCCGCTGTGTTGTACGGCGTGCTCCAGGATGGCCTGCTGGTTGAGGTTGAGTGCGGTGGTCATGGCGCCCTCACGCTTGCAGGGCAGCGGCGCTGCCGTTGCCGCTGATTCGATTGGCTGCGGTGGCCTTGTGCGTGCGCTGCACGGCCTGCTTCGGGCTTCCACCGGGTGCGTGCAGCCCGGCGTCAAACGCGGCTTGCAAGGCGCTTTGTAACCGCTAACTGAGCGACGTACTTGCCTATTCCCGTGGGCTCTGCAAAGGCGA